TTCCAAAAGCAAAGGCAGAACAGTATCTTGCTGATGTAATGAACCGATACAAGAACAAGTTGGTTTACAATGCAGATACAGGTGAAATCAAAGATGATAGAAAACATATGAGTATGTTGGAAGATTTTTGGTTACCAAGAAGAGAAGGTGGTAGAGGAACAGAGATTACTACATTGCCAGGCGGACAAAACCTAGCAGACATAGATGATATAGAATACTTCAAGAAGAAGTTATATCAATCTCTAAACGTACCTTCATCTAGAATGGAAGCAGATAACGGATTCAACATGGGTCGTTCATCTGAAATTTCTAGAGACGAACTTAAATTTAATAAGTTCACAAACAGACTTCAGAAGAAGTTTGGAAGAGTTTTTACAGATATTCTTAAGACACAATTAGTACTTAAGGAAATCGTAAGTGGTGAGGAGTTTGACAAAGTCAAAGACTTCTTACAGTATGATTTTACAACCGACAACCATTTTACAGAGTTGAAGGATGCAGAGATTTTAAGAGAGAGATTAGATACTCTCGGTCAGGCTTCAGAGTATGTTGGTAAGTACTATTCAGATGAGTACATTAGAAAGTATATACTAAGACAATCAGAAGAAGACATAAAAATAATTGATGCTCAAATCGCTAAAGAAGGAAATAGTGATAAGGGCGATGAAGAAGACGAAGATGACTTCGGGAGTTTTTAAAATATGAGTAGTGAAATAGCAAAAAGTATAGTTGACCAAATAGAACAAGGTCAATTCGAAGCTGCAAGAGGGTCTATCGGTGATGGACTTAAACAGAGTGCAGCGGATGCTGTCGACATGAAACGAGTTAATGCTCAAGTCGACTGGATGGATAATCCCACTAAAGAACCTACTGGAGAGTAGTTAGTGAAATCCTTTAACGTATTATCTAATGAGTTGAACGAGGCAAAATTAAAGTTGCCAACAGGTTCAAAAGAACTCAAAAGTGATTCGGTAAGGATTGGTTCGAAAAAAGTGATGGTGTCGTATGCACAGAACAGAAAGAATAGAGTTGATGTGTATATGGATGGTAATTTATTCAGTGGTGATAATTCTTATAAGGATTTGAAAGCTGCAGAGAAAGAGATGAAAGACATTAAAAAGATAATGTCTACCATGTCTGAAGAAGGAATAACAGTAGAGGAAATTATAAATGAAATTAATATCTGAATATAACGACTATCAAATGTCACCAGTCATTGTTGAAGCAAACAGTGAAGGCAAGAAGGAATACTTCATAGAAGGTGTCTTCATGCAGTCAGAAATAAAAAATAGAAACGGTAGAGTCTATCCTAAAGCAATTATGGAAAAAGAAGTTAACCGTTATAGAAAAGAATTCATTGAGAAGGATAGAGCATTCGGAGAACTCGGTCATCCCGAGGGCCCGACTATCAATCTTGATAAAGTGTCACATATGATTACATCTTTAGAAGAAGATGGTAACAATTATATAGGACGTGCAAAGATTTTGAGCACACCAAACGGTCAGATTGTAAGAAATCTTATCGACGATGGTGCCAAATTAGGAGTTTCATCTAGAGGATTAGGTTCTTTGGAAGAAAAAGGTGGTGCTCAATACGTAAAAGGTGACTTCCAATTGGCAACAGCAGCCGATATAGTGGCAGACCCATCTGCTCCCGAGGCCTTCGTTGAAGGTATTTACGAGGGTGTAGAGTGGATTATGTCTAACGGTATATTAAAAGCAGTTGACGCAGACAGCATGAGGACTCAATTAAGGGGTGCTAAGCTGAATAAATTAGAAGAAACTAAGTTAAATCTATGGAAAAGGTTTGTTGAAAGCCTTTAACATATAAATAAAAAAGTAAACTCAAACAGGAGAAAAACATGGCAGAGTTAGAAAATAACCTAGAAAGTACAGAAGTAGAAGTTTCTGAAGTGAAACAACCTACAGACGGTGCTCAAAAAGGTGACGCGAAACCTGTAAAGCAAGGTTCATCTGACGCCGAGACCGTAGGTCAAGGTAAAGCAGAAGTCGTTAAACCCGAAGAAAATCCTGTTGACAAAGCAGTTGCATCTATCAAGAAAGCAGAAGGACAGAAACCAGTAAGTGGTGATGCCCAACAAAAGAATGCTGGTAAGGCAGACAAGCAACCTAAACTTGCAAAAGTTTCAGAAGAAGAAGAAGAATCTAAAGACGTAGTTAAATCTACTAAAATGGAATCTATCAAAGCTATCGTCAACAATATGAAGGAAATGACTAAGGAAGAACTTCAAAGTAGATTTAGTTCTATATCAGAAGAAGAAGTTGACGAGACCCTTACTAAAGCAGAAGTAGCTAGAAAAATAGTAGAATCACTAAAAGGAATGGACGAAGATGCAGTCGCAGACTTCGCTGAAAAGTTCAATTTCGAAAAGGGTGATGACGAAGACGAAGATAAAAAGAAAGAGAAGGAAGTTGACGAAGAAACTTCTGCAGAGCTCGAAGCAAATCTAATCGAGATTGAAGTAGAAGACGACCTATCTAAAATCTCAGAAGCATTAGATTTATCAGACGAGAATTCTGACAAAGCTAGAACTATCTTCAAAGCTGCAGTGACTTCAAAAGTTGCAGAAATTAAAGAGTCCCTAGAGACTCAGTACACAGAAGAATTAAAATCCTCAGTGGAAAAAATCAAAACCGACCTAGCGGAAGGTGTTGATAAATATCTTTCATATGTTGCAGAAGAGTGGACGAAAGAAAACGAACTTGCAATAGAAAGAGGATTGAGAGCAGAGATGACAGAAAACTTCATCGATGGTTTGAAAACATTGTTCACAGAACATTATGTTGACGTGCCAGAAGATAAGTACAACGTTATCGATGAACTCGCAAATCGTCTCGACGAGATGGAACAGAAACTTGATGGTGAAGTTAGTAGAAATATTGACATCACAGAAGAGTTAGATGCCCTCAAGAGAAGTAACGTGGTAACGGCAGCTGGTGACAGTTTGTCCGAATCACAAAAAGAGAAGCTAGAATCATTGTCAAATGGTGTAGACTTTAAAGATGAGGCAGACTTCGCTGAGAAGATTGCTGAAATTGCAGAAGCTTACTTCCCAAATGACATTGACAAACTAGTTGAGGATACTATTGTAGAAGAAGGAACAGGTGTTATCTCAGAGCAATCTGCACCAACACTTGCACCCGATATGCAACAGTACACTCAAGCAATAACAAAACTAAAACCATTAGGTTAATTTAAAGGAAAAATTATGTTTTTATCAGAAAACTTACAAGAGAAGTGGCAGCCGATTCTAGAACACTCCGATTTACCAAAAATCGAAGACAACTACAAGCGTGCCGTTACTGCTGTTATTCTTGAAAACCAAGAGAAGGCCCTTTTCGAAGAAGGTCAAACTCTTGACGAAGCAGCACCTTTAAATGCTACTGGAAGTTCTGCAGTATCTAACTAGAATCCAATCTTGATTTCATTAGTACGTAGAGCCATGCCAAATCTCGTTGCATACGACATTTGTGGTGTTCAACCAATGACTGGCCCAACAGGGCTTATCTTTGCTATGAAAGCAAGATACAATGACTATCCATCAGCAGGAAGAGAAGGTAAAACTGAAGCGTTATTTAACGAAGCAGATACTAAGTATTCCAATGACAACCAAGTTGTCGCTGACGGCCCTTTAGCAGCACGTAATAATGACCCATTCAATGGTTCATATGCGACTGATACAGGTGCGGGTATGTCAACAGCAAGTGCAGAAGCACTTGGAGACGTTGAAGCATCAAACGGTTTCGCTCAAATGGCATTCAGCATTGAGAAAGCAACCGTAACTGCAAAATCCAGAGCATTAAAAGCAGAGTACACACTCGAATTAGCACAAGACCTCAAAGCAATCCACGGTCTTGATGCAGAATCAGAACTTGCAAATATTCTTTCATCAGAAATTCTTGCAGAAATCAACCGTGAAGTTATCAGAAAT